AAGGTCAGCTATCACACACCAAACAATATATAATTTTAATAATAATTTTGAATGTTTACTTTTTTTTATTTTCTGAAATAAATTTCTCATAGTTAAAAAAAAGAAAAGAGGTTGTGGGGCTCCGAAGAACCCCAACTTCCTCTAATGTTTACGCCGAATGATAAAACCTATCCAGTTTGTTACGGATAGCATTCACGGTCTTTCCGCCACCAACAATGTTGGCATTCTTGAAAGACACTTCACCAGTTGCTGGGCTGGTGTACATCTCAACCCAACGCGGAAGTCCAGTAATTTCTGCCTCCCGTCTAGTAATCTTTCGTGCGTTTCTACGACCTACTTTTGGTAAACCTTGCTTCTGACTCATAAACATCTCCTCTAAAGGAATTAAAAAACATGATGAAATCTTTCTCATTCATCATAACTAAAGTGAGGGATTTCTGTTGCCAGGCTCCCTCGAACCCCGACAGCTTATGCTGCCAGTGCTAAATCGTAATCATTAGCAGTTCTTTGTTTGATTGATTTTTTACAAGGCCAACAATCATCCTTGTGCTGTCTACATACTTTCCCTATACAGTCGAATCTAGTTCACCCCCATAATTGCGTTTGGTGGAGGTGGAGGGTACTGCCCCCTCGTCCTATATGATTCCGTTACATAGATTATACAGCAATTCATTATTAATATTTATACTCTGCGTATTGTATGTTCTCAATTTTCTCATATAGATCATTGATAGTTCCATCATTCTCTATATAAACATCAACATCATTACCAGATAAACCATTTTCACTCGAATGGCTATTTGCTTCAATTTCTTTCTGTTGTCTATTTATATAAACAACTATACCACCTTTATCCCTAATCCATTTTGCTTCATTTGCAAATCGAACATCAGTAATCACGACTGAAAATCCAATAGCATTTTTATAAAACATTTCTGCATTTTTTATCCAGACATTAGGGTCAATAGTTCTTGCAACATCCGTTCCTAATAATTGATAAAGTTCTCTAGGAGACCTGCCCCATGGCTCAATAACTTTTTCTTTGTTTCTTATCTGCTCATCAGAGAGATTAAACATTTTGTTACATCCCTCTTTCAATGGCTTTGCAAAGTAATAATGTTTAAAATAGTATTTATCAACTAAATACTTTCCAGCTATATCTTTGCCAGCGTGTGCTTTTCCAGCAAAACCAATAACTGCTGGTTTGCCATCTTTGTTTGTCCATCCACAAATAGGAAACATTATTTCTCCATTTAATCTACATCTATTATATACTAAATCAGCTTCAAATACAAGGAAGAACTTTAACTTCTTTAAAAACAAGGGTTTATAAGTCCTTGAAAACAAACGACTTTTAAGACGCCTAGGAGCCGTTTTAAGCGTTAATTATGAAAGCCATACTCTGACCCCTATTTCTCATAATATCGCCTTAAATCGCATTTAAACCGCGTATTTGGCGAGATTAAGCTCAAACTCTTTCAGACGCTTGCGAATGCTTCTCAATTCAGTTATCGCCGTAAATTGATATAGAAATACTCCAAACCCCTCATGGACTTTAGCAAACGCATTACTGACTTGAACCACGACGCCCAATGTTATAAGCTGAGTAAACAATCCTGGGCCAACTAATAGATAAGGTAAAACAACCATAAATTGATCGTATGAATTAATCCAAATATCAACATAACCATAATGATTAAATAATCTCTGGTAATTAAATCTAATTCCTGTGAATAGAGAAATAATAGTTTCAGGTTGTCCATAAGTTGCTTTATCATCCTCACCTAATACTAAATCTTTTCTAAGTGCTGCTTCAACTTTTTGATTATTGTATTCAAGGCCAGGTAACTTTGAACCAACAAACCAAGTAATAATTAATCCACCTACTGAAATAAAAAATGCATACCAGACTAATGACCCATCTGATATATTAAAAAATGTTATATCTGTCTTTGAACTTAATGTCCACAATACAGGAATAAATGCTATCAATGTCATTATAGACCGAACAACTTGTAATCCCAATCCTTCAATTATTTCTGCAAAACGGTGAGTGTCCTCTTGTATTCTTTGTGATGCACCTTCTATATCTTGTTTAACATTTCTCCACTTTGGAAGATAATCAAATGTTATAGCTTGTCTCCATCTCAATCCATATACTCTAGTAAACCAATTAGTAATGGTTGCTATAAGAACATATGGCATTGCTAACATACAAAAATCTTTTAATTTTTGATAGAATAAATCAATACCCTCTTGTGGATGTGCTTCGTAATGCAAAGAACTAGATTCTTGCATCAAGTCATAGAACCCACCATACCATTCGTTTATCATAACGGTTAATGATACTTGTAGCCATAGAGAGGATAACAGAACAGCTAAACCACCCCATGCCCACAATGCCCATTTTCTTGTTGCAAAAAAAGATTTAATCATTTAAATCCCCTAGACCATCGGTGTTGAGGTTCATACCATTCTTCCATACCACGATATTGTCCAGTACAGTCTTTTCGTACTTTAAGATTATATTGTCTTATCGGAATATCCTCAAGGTCAATTGAAATATTTTTATTACAATTTTCACATTGTATTGTTTGTGATTTTATTTCTACAGCAATATGTGAAGGAATGTTGATTGATTGGAAAAAATCATTAGAAGCATTTTCATGTTCTATACGGAGATGATTTTTTTCTTGACAATAAGGACAATAAAATCTAATCGTATCATACATAATAAAACCTTTCGTGAAGTGTGGAGCCCTTGGAGGGTGACGATCCCCCTACCTGCTGATTACAAATCAGCTGCTCTACCAACATGAGCTACAAGGGCATTATTTTTCAAACAGCCCTACATATTCATAACTAAAACGAACACATCTCTCTTTTTTTGTTTTAACTTGTTCACATTGGTATTCATTTAAGAATATTGCTTTCATAGGGGGCCAGCCTTTAAATGGAACATCCTGATATGCTTGTCCACTAACACCTAGAAAAACTACTGCTAATACTTCAAAGAATCCCATCATTCTATTTGTGCTTTCTGTAATTTACCAGAGAAATCAATTACCATATTCTTACACCAAGTAACGGCATCAAACATCATACTCCCTGCTTCTCTACTACTAATAGGACTAGTATCTTTAATGCCACCGAAGTTCTGACCGACCTCTGCACCGATACAACTTGTATTAATATATGCTAAACCAGTCTCAACTTCTTTCATAAATTTAAAACTTTCATTTACATCTTTAGTGTATATGGCTGCACTCAATCCATACTTAGTACCATTTACAATATCTATTGCTTCATCCAATGTTTCATATTCAATAATAGCAACAACAGGTCCGAATATTTCTTCTTGTGCCAATTCATTATCTGGTTTAATATCAGTAAAGATAGTAGGAGCATAAAACCAACCCGGGAGTTCCATCTTATGTCCACCTGTTAATAGATAATCACCACGTTTCATAGCATTCATTACATATGTTTCAACTTTATCTAATGCTTTTTTATTAATCAGAGGTCCTACCTCAGTTGCTTGTAGTAATCCATCACCAACAGCTAATAAGTTTGTTCGTTCAACTAACTTTGCTGTAAATTCATTCTTAACTTTCTTATCAATAATTAATCTGCTACAAGCTGTACATCTTTGTCCTGTTGTACCAAAGGCACCGAATATTACTCCTTCAACAGCAAGATCAAGGTCTGCATTTTCTGTTACTGTAATTGAATTTTTTCCACCAAGCTCCAATGAATATTTCTTTCCAAGTTGTGAACACTCTTTAGAAATTAAACTACCTGTTGCAGAGGAACCTGTGAATGAAATAACTTTTACGTCTGGATGTTTTACTAGAGGCATACCTGCACTTGGGCCATAACCAGTTACAACATTAAATACACCCGGTGGTAATCCTGCTTCATGGAATACTTCAGCAAGTTTAATAACAGACCAAGGCGTATCTTCTGCTGGTTTTAAAACTACTGTATTGCCTGCAACGATAGCAGGGAATGCTTTCCATGCAGGAATTGCTATTGGAAAGTTCCACGGAGTAATCATGCCAATTACACCATAGGGTAATCTGGCACTCATACTCCATTTGTTTTTCATTTCAGATGGTACTGTTTCACCTGTCAATCGTCTACCAGCACCAGCTGCATAGTAAGCAATGTCTATTGCCTCTTGAACATCACCACGGGTTTCAGCTAACACTTTACCCATCTCCCGTGTCATTCCTTTAGCAATACATTCTTTATCTCTTACTAGAATCTCTGCGGCCTTAAAAAGAATCTCTGCCCTTTTGGGTGCAGGTACATCTTTCCAAGTTTTGAATGCGTCCATGGCACATTCAACCGCATGGTCAATATCAGCAGATGTTGAATCTTGAAATTTTCCAATTACATCTTCAATATTTGCTGGATTTACATTTTCAAAAACGGCTCCAACATCACTATGAAGCCATCTACCATTTATGTAATTTTTATATAACATAACAAAACTCCTTTTTATCCCACAACAATTACCGAAGTCAATAGAATCTCAGCATGAGCTGCAAAGATTTCATCTGTATTATTTTTGTCAACATATTCTACTGCACCACCAGCTAATGTAAATGTTCCAATAGCTGTATTGTCTGCTAATTGTACTGTAACTAATCTTGCTGTTGAACCAGAATTATATACTCGCACCATTGTTGCATTACCAAGATTTGTTCCAGCACCAGTTGATGTTGGTGCCGCTGTCTCTGTACCCTTTACTTTAATCATTCTTTTTATCCTCTTTTTTAGTGATTTTTCCGTCAAGTTTTTCGTCTGACATTCCAGCATCATTTCCTAACATATCTTCAACCCTTCTATCAATCATATTACCCAATGCACCACCAGCTGTACCAACTGCTAAATCCACCATAGCTGTACATCCTGTACTCATAATAAAAATACTACACATAATAAAAAATTTCATCACTTACTCCTTATTTTCTTGTGATTGATACTATCTTACTAATTTGCTTCTGAATAATCTCCTTACGATTCGGCCACTTAATATATATATCTTGTGGATTTTTCATCAGATTATACAATAAAGGCATAATCATCTTTTCAACTTTCAACATATCTTCTTTATGTTCTTTTTTAAGAATATCTATTTGTGTTTCATCACCTTTTCGCATCTCAACTAACTGGTCAATTAACTTAATAGATGTATCAATCTTATTTTCTAAAGCAGATGTATCAACAGTAGTACCTTCAACAGCTACTCTACTTTTAACTTGTGTTTCAAATTCTTCAACTTCAGCCTCATCAACAATATTAAAACCAAAATCCATCCCATCGGCATAATCGTCAATGTTAAATTCGTCTGACATTTTACTTCTCCTATCCTATTTGTATTACTTGCGGATCCTTTTTCATTATATCAATTAATTTATCAATATAAGTATCTAATTCATTCATAGACTTTTTAAATACTTGAACTTCAAACACATCACGAATAGCAATCAATATAACAACTTGTTCTGGTATTACACCAGTTCTTTCAAAGAATGCTATTGCATAAAAAAATGCTTGAATATAGTAATCCTCAATCCATCCTTCTTTCTTTGGTTTCTTTGATGTCTTAAAATCAATAACAGACAACATACCATTATACTCTGCAATACAATCTGCTGTTCCAGCAACTTTTAATTGGTCGCTGTATAATGGAATTTCCAAACCAATTATATTATCAATGTTACCCAATAAAAATCTCAAACGATTAAATATACCCGTTGCTTCATTGTTTGAAGTTTTTAATTTATAATTATAAAGATACTGTTCACATAAATCATGTACAGCAGTACCTAATGAAGAAGCCTCTCTCATTATTTTATTGGCTTCTATATCACCGACTCTTTTCCTCCATTCAACTAAACCCGGCTTTGGTTGATTGCCGAGAATAGTTGTAATGGATGGATAGGCATTACCTTCAGGTGTTACATATCTTCTCACACCCTTTACTGTTTGTCTTTCTGGAATTTGTAAATCATCAAGATCGTCTACATGATTAAATTGTTTTCTCATTTTTCTCCAAGTTTAACAGTAACATTCATTAACTGATTATCACGAACTATTGTAAAAACAACATCTGTATTTGGTTTTCTCTTAGCTATTTCTGTTGCTAACATTTTCATTGGAACATCATCACCATCAAGTGCTAAGATAATATCACCAACTTTTAATATATTCTCTGAAGGACCTTTTGGTACAAGTTCTTCTATATAAGATCCTATACCATTTTTAAGATATGCATAATCTTTCTTTGTAGCACTACGAAATATAATACCGACTAAAGGCCTTGTAATTTTCTCACCAGTTTTTAATCGTTCAATAATACTTTGTGCGTAATCACCATCAATAGCAAATCCAAGTCCAATACTACCAGCATCACTACCAGCCGTTATAATCATGGTATTAATACCTATAAGTTCCCCATGAGTATTAAACAGAGGCCCACCGGAATTTCCGGGATTCATTGTTGCGTCTGTTTGAATAAATGGAACATAAGCTGGTGCTGATGGTGCAAATCTATCAATTGCTGATATAGCACCAAAGGTTGCCGTAAACGATAAATTCATTGGTGAACCTATTGCAATAGATTTTTCACCAACTTCAGGTGTTTCACCCCACTTTACGAATGGAAAAACACCATCCTCTTTAATTTTTAATAAAGCAATATCCGAATCTTTATCATAATTTATTAAATCTGCTTCATATTGTTCACCATTCTCAAATGTAAGATGAGCAGACCCCTGTTTATCAACTATATTCAAAATTACATGGGCATTTGTTACAACATAACCATCACTACTGATAACAAATCCAGAGCCTGCCTTTACAGATTCGTTATCACCATTACCTCTTGGTGTAAATGGAACAAAACCCTTTTTTTCTCCAACTTTTGCTTTTTTATCATATCTCTCTGAAACAACATCAACAACAGCTGGCATAATTTGTTCAATTACGGCTGTTGTTGGTGTATGATGTGCTAATGTTGTTTGTGAAAAACATAACAAAAATAATGTAAGTGTATAAGCTATAAGCTTTTTATACATGAACTTACTCCTTTTCTTATGGACTACGCAATACTATATGATTACCACCCACTACACAACTTTTATCAATTTCTTTATAAACAAATACAGTAGCCCATTGGTTATTGATTGGGTTCATCCACAATTGGAACTCCAATAAATCTTTATGTTTTTCGTCATTGACTAAACCCTGTGCTGCTTGTTTTAAACGATACCCCTCACGAACCATTCTATCTACAAACTTTCTTGTATTACAATAAACCATAATATCACTCAATGGTTTTATCTGTTCTGGTTTTTCTTTTTTAACAGTTTTACCTTTCTTCGGTTCACCATAGATCCCCAACTCAGGTGTTAAAGGACCTGCTGTTAAAGGAGCTGCAGCTATAATAAAAAATGACATTGTAAATATCAAAAATAATTGTTTCATTCTCTCACCTCTATTGTATTTCCGGGATAATTTTTTTTAATTTCTCTCAACCTATCATTAAAAGCGTTTGATGGTTTTGATGATTTTTGTGTTGCTTCAAGTCTCAAAGGATCACCTAAACCAGGTGAACCTACCAACCGTATCATATGACCATTTTTCAAACAAGAAGGACAAGGCATCTTTAATGGCTTATCCATATCAGCAATTGTTTGAAATGATTCAAATGTATTTTCACACTTAGTACATTCAAAATTATATATTGGCATTAGATACATTCTCCAAGTGGTATTTCAAATTTTGCTAACCGACTTTTCCATTTCCAAAATGATTGGCCATGGTCTGTTCTATCCAAATACATCCATTGCCATTGATGCACCATTTCATGTGCTAGTGTAAACAAAAATTCATTTTTGTCATTAAATCTTTCATTCATTGAAAGTACCCCATACATATATCCGTTATCTTCTTCCAACGCAATATGTTCAGCATGACAACCTTGTTTTCTTTTAATTTCGATTTCATGGAAAGGATTTATTTTACCATTAAATATTTCTTCATTAAATATATTGAACCATCTTGTTATTACATTTTTTGTTGGTATAAATTCATTTTTAGTTTGGTTTCGGATTTCCTGAATGATATAATTATCTTTGGAAATATACATCCAGCCCCTCCTTATTGTTGACTTATTGGTCTACCACTTACCTTTCGTTTTGCAACAACAGATGGTTGATCTGAACCGTGCGATACTTTTGTGGCTGTGAAATTTCGTGTAACTTTATAATCACAAGTTAATCTATTACCAAATACTTCACCCGAATACATAAAACTATCCCACTTCAAAACTAATGGTGAATCTGATAATTCTTCAATATCAACAGTAATATATTTTTCGTGGAAACCTTCAACTACAAATGCATCATATTTTTTTGCAGTTTTTTTACCTTTTGCCACAAAATTAACAACTGTCTTTAAATCTCCCTCGACTGATATATCCATTTTTTATACCTTTCTATATAAATCTGGAAACACTTCTAGGACTAATTTTTCAGTTAGTCCATTTACTTTCAGTTTCTTTTTCATCATTTGTTCAAAGATCATTGACTCAGCTGGATGCATAGACTCCAATACTTGAATTAATAATTCAAGCATTCGTTCTGGTTTTACACCTTGACCCTTTGGATGTCCAACAGCGAATACAGTACATTTTGGAATCTCACTTAATAATGATGAAGGATTTAAACCAAGAGGTGAATTATCCGGAACATAAGACGGAAACTCTTTTGTACAATGCCATTGAATATTAGGATCAAATGTTCCTTGCAAAACTGCTTTAAACATAACATTATCTTTATGTTCTTTTAAAAATTCAAGCTTTGCTTTTCTTGATTTCAATTTTTCAAATTCTTCAAATAACTCTGATATATATTTTGTCATTTTGTAAAGTCCCCCATATTTTCCATAAGATATTTCAATTTATTCTTAATAAAATAATTCATTAATTGTCCTTTCTGATATTTCTTTTCTTCATTATATTGTTTTAAAATAGCATTAGAAATATCCTTTGGAATTAAATCAAAATCAATTAATATTTTATTTCTCAACCATCCTCGCTTCATATCATCATTAAACTCTTTCGGGTCTTGAACAAGCCAATTTGCTACTTTCTTTTTTGAAATTGGTTTCTGTCTCACACCATTTACAATACAATCATCCGCAGATAAAATATTCGGAATACCATCTCCCTTGTCTCCACGAATAATATGCTCTTTTAAATACTCATTAGGATCTATTCCATTAAGCATTTTCTGCTTCATTGGTGAAAACTGTCTTACCCATTTATATTTATACAACTGAGAAAAGTCCTTATCACTTGAAATAATCAACGATTTTTCTTGAATTGCCGCAGAAAGTACGGCAATTACATCATCTCCCTCAGCATGGGGGACTTTTACCACTTTATATGGAAAATAAGTATCTATTTCTTCAATAATTCTACTTATGGTATCAAATAACGCATTCCAATCCAACCCTTCTTTTTTTTGTTTTTCTCTTGCTACTTTCCTATGGGCCTTATAATATGGAAAAACATTCTTCCTCCAACTAGAATGAAAATCAGTACATATTACAACCTCACCATACTTATCTTTATATTTATTTCTATATGATCTAATACTATTCAATACTAGATGCCGAATAAAATCTTCACTAAATCGTTCCTCATCTGGTACTTTATGAGCTACCATAATCGAACCAACGATTACATTACTAAAATCAATAAGTATCATTAGATCACCTCAAGTTTAGATACATTGGTTACAGAATCTAAACGAAATGACCTCCACGCACCTATATCAACATCCCATACGGGTAATACTTCATCATTATTCTTTTTATTATTGGTACTGGTTTCAGGAATAAAAGTTTCATGTAATGTACAATGCATTAATCTTTCCTCACCATTAACCTTATTAAATGTTATTTGCATTACATTCTTTTGTAAATTTTTAATCAATGTTTCACGTTTCATAATATGACCTTTCAATGTGAATATGGTAATAGCCCTTCTTCAATAAATTGTAAAAATTCCTTTTCTGATTCGTATTGATGAATCTTTACATGAGAATATTCTTTCAATAAATCTATCCCCTCTGTATTCTTATAATCTAATTCATAGTAAAGTTCCTTTATGCCTGATTGTAAAATCAATTTAGCACAATGCAAACATGGTGCATAAGTAGTAAACATATATGAATCTAAACCAGACTCATTTGACTTAGCCAATTTTAAAATAGCATTAGCTTCTGCATGAAGTACCTCTGGTTTAGTTTCACCATCCTTCTCACAAACATTTGAAGCACCACTTGGCATTCCATTATATCCAATAGAAATAATTCTATCATCCTTGACAATAATACAACCGACTTTTAATCTTTCAGCAGTTGATAACTGTCCATAGATTCTGGCTACCTGTAAATGAGCTTCTATGAATTTCTCTTTCATGCAACTGGCTCTTCAAACTTTTTGATTTTCTTTTTAAGAATATCAAGTCGTTCCTCAATATTTCTATCTACTCCATGTTCTTTTTTAAATTCTTCCTCTGAATGTACCTCAAACTGTCTATCAATAGTTTCATGTATATAATCTGCACCCTCAACTATCATATTTTTTGTTGTTGCAGCGTCTTTAACAAGGACATTGATGTTCTTGGGATTCTGTATCAATAACAATCCCAGAGCAAGAAATAACATCATAATAATAAGATTCTTAATCATTAGAATACTCCTAACAGTATAGTTTGGGCATTAATTCTACCCGTCAAATTTTGCTCTTTGGTTTTCATATCTTTCAACTGCTTATTCAAAGAGCGTTTGTTTAAAACCTCAAGAACTTCTTGTGGCTTTCTTGCAGTTTTTTGAATTGATGTATCTTTATCAAAGTTTTGTATAGTACAACCTTTAACAGATAATCCTCTAATAGAATTAACTGCGTAATATACACCAAGTGTTTTATATCTGGTATTATAAATCCATAATTCATTAGCACCAATAACTTTCTCTGAATTAATACTAACCAATTTCAAATCAGAAAATTCTTTTTGATATTTTAACTTACTAACCAATCGTGTCGCAGAAAGAGTTTTCTTCTTTCTAGGCTTTCTTTGAGCCGTAGCATTTTTAATCAGTCGGTCAATATCATCACAGATCACACCATAAAAATCCATCATCTTTTTATGATACTTTGGTTTTAAATGACTCCATGCTTCCATATAATATTCATCATCTTTATTATATACATCCACAAGTTCATTATAACAATCTACATAGAAAGGTCTCATTTTTCGTGCATGAACACTCTTACAACCAAGATCGTTTAAATGAGCATAACAATCATATTTAAGTTTATAATTACTATTAATAAAATCATCAACCTTTCCTTCAATTTGACCAATATATTCTTCCATCTGCTCTCTGATTCTATCTTGAATATTTACTTTTGGCTTTTCTTTCTTTTCTTCTTTTGGTTTTTTCCATTGATTCACATAACTAGGATCTTTAGGTGAACCATTAACAATTTCAACTGCTCGTGTAATACCATCATGGCATAACATAAGATCATATACTTTGGCTACCATAATATAAATTCTCCTTCACCCCACAAGTGCATTTTACCTAATCCAAATAAAGCAATTAGAATTACAATAGTATTCAACATAATTAAATTAACACTACTCCTCATATACGCATTAATAATATGCAAAGAAGAGCCAATCAACTGAATTATAAAAATAGTAGTAATACAAACATCATCACCATACCAAGCCATTAACAGATAAATTAAAATAAATGCCAATGAACCTAGAGTTTCACATATTAATCGGAAACGATTATACTTCCAATCATTAACTAACCATTTTGTCCAAACTTGTAACATATCAACCTCAATTATTAGAAACAGTCATTGTATATTTTGGTGTACTAATGACCCATTCTGGATATTCTGGATTTTTATGCTGTTCTGCCATTTCGTCAGCATTATCATCCAACCATTTTTCATATTCTGAATCCGTATATTTGCCTTTTTCTCTTTCGTGAGCATGCTGTTTTTCCATTTCACGATTATACTTTTCTTCATCCGTTTCTTCAAATTCTATTTCTTCTATGGAATCTAACCATTGCTCAAACTCATATTTATCTTTTTCATAATCTTCCCATTGATCGTCCCAAATACTCATTAGAAACTCCTTTCAATTTTTTTAATAGGTACTACTTGTTTACATTGTCCTTTATAAACAATTTGACTATCATGTGCTAAACGCCAAAACGATATACCAACATCAAAAACTTTCTTCATTTCAGTACAATGTCTAGCTTCATTAAATGTCAATTTAAACTCATGTTGTGCAGGTTCACCGTTTTCCAAAAAAACAGTTAATACTACATAAAGAATCCATTTCATAATACTTACTCCTTATACAATTATACCAATATTATACAGATAATAGCCTCAAGATACAAGGAAGAAATGTAGCTGTAACTTATTGTTTTTAAAGGGGTTATGAGACATCCATCTAAGTTATTGTAAAATAAGGACTTATAAACCCTTTATTTACTAGGGGTTGGTTGTGGTAGCTTTCCAGCCAAATATTGGAGCAAATCCAGCACTCTACAACAATAGCCATACTCATTATCATACCAAGCCATCAATTTAATAAACTTCTTGTTTATAACTTTTGTAGATAGACAATCTATAATGGCAGAATGGGAATTACCGATATAATCCACCGAAACTAAAGGTTCACAGGAAACATTAATAATACCCTTCATTTTACCTTTGCCTTCTTTTTCAAATACAGAATGTAAAGAATCAACATCAACTTCTTTTTGTAATTCAATAGCCATATCCAATAACGAAACATTAGGAATAGGAACTCTGATTGCTTGTCCATCTAGTTTACCTTCTAACTCTGGTATAACAACTCCAACATTTTTGGCTGCACCAGTAGTTGTAGGTATCATGGACATTGTTGCAGCTCTTGCTCTTCGTAAATCTGGATGAGAAGAATCTAACAAAGTTTGTCCCATTGTAAAGGAATGTATCGTAGTAACAAAACCATGTTTAATCCCATAGTTATTTTGTAATACTTTTAATATAGGTGTTAAACAAGTAGTCGTACAAGATGATGCAGAAATAATATTATGTTCTTTAACTTTGTAATCTGTTTCGTTTACTCCATATACTAATGTTGCATCAACATCTTTTGCTGGTGATGTTACAATTACATTCTTTGCACCAGCTTCTAAGTGTTGTTCAAGATCATGTTTGTTTGTAAACTTACCAGTTGAATCAATAACAAAATCTACTTCCAATTCTCCCCAAGGTAATTTGGAAGGTGTTTTTCTCGAAAAGTTTGGAATAGGTGGATGCCCATTAATAATTAGATTTTCTAATTCATAAGAAAGTTCACCGTCAAAATGTCCATGAACTGAATCATATTTAAATAAATGAGCTCGTACATCAACAGTAGTTCTTGCATTAATTCCAACAATATTATATCTATCATCAGTTATTAACTTACGAACTAGATTTCTGCCAATTCTACCAAATCCATTAAATGCTATATTGATCTTCTTCAATTTGTCTGCCATAATTTCCTTTCCATCTTACTTCAAGTTTCTTTTTATGCACACTAAAAAAATTATTCATTTCAGTAAACCAATATTTCTTATATATTGCACCATAGGCCTTTCTACATTCCATACAACTTTCTTTAGGATCATATATCTCTGTATCAAATAAAACATATGTGCCTTTTCTTGTTATCTTAATAAACAATAACCATAAATCATTTTCAGATATAACATCATGCTCAACTTGTTCTATCCAATTATCTAGTCGTGCTATTGAAGATTTTGCAAAGAGTAGATGGAAAGGAAAGTCTGCATAGTTCTTACATTCTGCAAGAAAATATGGCCAGTTGACAGGTGGTATAATATCACCTCTGGCTAACTTGATTTGTTCTTCCGAAAGATAATCTTTTCTATGCTCATTCTTACCACCCACATATGCACCGCTGTTTGGCACTCTTATGAATGATTCATTATATAAACCAGACAGAAAATTACATACATCTCTTTCCCAACCATAGCCTTTAGCTTTACTCTTTGAAGTCATAAATGGAATCCATCATCCTCATCTTCATAATCATCTTCTCTAAAATAAACAGGTGAAGCACAAAATATACAAAACTTCGGTGATGGCATATCTTCATCCAATTCTAAACAAAAATTATGACCGCAAGAATCACAATAAAATCTTACTTCGTATTCATCCATTGATTAACCCCCTGTAATATCCACAATCTCACACTTATCTCCGGTACAAGAATATTCTTGTGAGCCTCTAGTATGATCTTCTTGTTCAAATTTATTAAGACCTACCCAATCTATATTTTTTGGCATGGATTTCATAAATTCTTCATATTGTTCCTTTGTACAATCTTGATATGGTGCTTGTCTATATGAATGGTCTGCATATGGTAAAAATGAAATACCAGAAATCATATCAAAATGCTTATACACCCATGCACCTACTTCAATCCATTCTTCATTTTTAACTGTAATAGTAACAGATGGTTTATGTTCACACCAATGTTCCTGATATAATTTCCAGAACTCCAATTGCTCCAATGCAGTTTTATCTTTCCTGCAAATAGCATTTTTATCACTCTTAAACGGAAATGAAAATACCCAAGTATGTTCTGGTTTTGTAAAATCTTCCTCGTATGGAATATTATTCTCAACCATAAATTGACAAATAGGATCTTTCTTATCACCACGAACTGTCCTAACATAATAAGGAGCATGTCTTGAATGAATACCAGAAGCTGCATCAACTAATTGTGAAACAGTACCAGATGGTTTAACACAAGTAATAGCCGCAGATGGTTTAATACCCAATTGCTTAGAAACTTTCTTATTTGTATCAATTGCAATTTCTTTAAAAGAACGCAACAGACCTGGCAATTGTTCTTGATAAGCTTGTACTACTTTATCTTTACCATATGTACCATTAGTATATTGATTATCCATAATACCAGTTAATGATACACCAAGCAATGCTTCTTCCTCACAATTAGATTTCCACTCTTTAGATAAGTAACGAAAATCAGTCAATGTTGCTTGCCAGGTTCCGAGTACAGTTGCAAGTCTTACTTTTTCTTTTAAACTGTCTGGTGTATCACTTGGTCTAATTACAACCTCTGTTAAATTACAAAACTCTTTATCTCTTAGAATAATTTCTGAACAGGGATTTGTACCAAAACTATGACTAGCATCTCTACGATCACCAAGTTTCTCTACTTGTTTCTTTGCAGCTTCACGATTAAAGATACCTCTTTCACCAGATTTAGATTCAATCAATGCCATCCATTCTTTAAGAAATATATTTACATCTGGTGTTTCTGTATAAACAACGGAATTATTTGATAAAGAACGCTGGTTATTATCCATCCACCATTGACCAGACTTAGCTTTTCTCATTCTTTCATCTGTAAGATTAGACAACGAAATCAAAGCAGACCTACGAACACCACCAACGACAACAATCTCTGCAACTTTACACATAATGTCATGGCACTCCATAGAATTAAGTTTTCTACCAAGTGCTTGTCTAAATGTTTCAACAGTAAATCTAAATAGATTATCTAATGGTTTGGGACCTGATGATCTACCACCAAAAGTTTTTAATCTTTCACCAGCATTACGAATCTTAGACAAATCCCATTTAGGTATCTGTCCTGCATATAACATAGAAATTAATTCTTTATATGCCTTTGCCCAACCAATTTTAGAATCTGCAACAACAATAGTAGTATCAGTCGCAAATAATTCATCAGAAACTTCTGGAAGTTTTTCCACCTCTCTGCGTTCAACAGAAAAACCAACACCAGTTCCACACATAAGAATAAACAAACATTCATCAAATGCTCTTACTCTATTAACAGCTAAGTATGCACAATTATATCCAGCAACATTATCTCTAGTTAATGCTTCACCAGCAGTCATTAATGATCTCATTGACGGCATAATATCCATATTCAATACAGCTTGTTCTAATTCTTTTCTACTAGTCTTTACTCCTGTTTTTCCCTTTAGATGTGTTTCAAAAAAATCAAAGTATCTCTTTACTGTTTCTTCCCATGTCTCTCGTCTATTTTCAGTCGGCAACCAACGAGCATATCTACTCAAATGTATAAATTTTTGATAATCAGTCATCTCATCCATGCTTTTTCCTCTATTTTAATTTTTCTACTAGTTCGTTCCATTCCCGTTTACTTAATCCAAAATCAACATCTTGAGCATTTTTAAGATTTTTAATATACATTACCATCTCCGGCCCATATCGTTTCATGGCATATTTTAAAGCAGTCATTTCCATTCTACTCATACTTACAGAATTATATATATAATCTTCAAACGCCTCTGCAGCTGCAGGTACTTCTGGTTTTACCATTTCATACATCACTTTTGCGTAATCTTGTATCTCTTGTTGAGCATGGTCATCCATTCTTAACCTGCAAAAATGAAAAAAGTTGTGCAAGTCAATTTTCCA